TGTTATATCTTCTTTTATGCAATATACATTTACTCCTTCCTGATCTTTTGTAAATTCAATGAATTTTTTTTCATCATAATAACAACCTTTACATCCCATCTTTTCTACTCGGCAATGTTGCCACTCTTTATCACCACATTTCACTTTTGTAAACCTCCTAGTATATTTATTAAATCCCAGCTTGGATTTCCTTCTGCAGATATCGTTTTGCTTCCGCTTCTTAATGTTGCTATTGCTGTATCTACATCTATCATTCTTACATCAGAGCCCTCAAAACATATTAAGAAATATGCTTTGAGCCCTGCATTTTTGCATTTTTTCATTTCATCACATTGTTTTATATCTTTATTAACCATGTGCCATTTTCTAGTTTTGCATTCTTTTGCATCAAATACTGCTTTATAATTTGGTAGAAATATCTCATAATCAAATGGCTCTCCTTTTATGTATGTACCATCTTGTAATCGTTCTGCATGATTTTTGTGTGCATGTCCACCTATTGCTTCTACATATTCACATACTTTTTTTATTTGATTTTCAAATATATATCCTCTTCTTGGCATTTAATCACCTACTTATCTTCTTGTTGTAAAGTACAATTTCATTCTATCTATTGCTTTTATTTTTTGATAATACTTTTTTAAAATTCGTAACAACTTTTCTTTAAAAATAGTATATTCTGCTTCAGCTTCTTTTTTTGTGTCTCTACAAACTTGTCCTTCTACTGCTAAATTTCCACTATTTTCATAAAAACCTACTGCTTTTATTGGAAATGGAGTGGTATCAACTAATTTTTGAATTTCTTTTATCATTACTTCATTATTAAATTTTTCATCGTCTTTTACATTTTCAATTTCTAAATTAAAATCAAATCCTTTTTTACTCATTTTAATCACCTACCTATAAAATAATCTATTTAATATTTGTGTTGCTTGCATTTTGTTTAAATTTTCTGTATCAAAATCTTTCATAAATCTTTTTATTGAAGCAATTTGTTTTTCACTTGCTGGTACTCTTCCCCATTTTTTAATCATTTCAATATTCCAAATATACTCTTGCTCTGAATAATTTTCTTTCAAATACAAATATGCTTCATCAAAAGCCTTTTGCATACTTACTTTTTTACCATTCCATGTTGTCTTTCCTAACTCATCTTGTGCTGGTATAACTATTTTCTTTTTAGGAATACTTACAACCATATTTCCATTAGGCATCTTGAAATAATTAACTCCATGTGTATTATAGCTTTGCTCTTTTGCCCATAAATTTACTATTTCAATATTTCTAATCCAAGCTGAAGGACAATCTGCTTTTTTAGCAACTATGTCAGGTAATTCAAATAGATCTCCCTGTATTTCATCTTGTTTACTTGCTGGCACTCCATTTAAATCTATTCCTATTAGTGTTGGAGCTGTGCATAAATTTGCCTTTCCTGTTGTTCCTACTAAATCTATCAATGTTAATTTTTCTTTTCCTGGATAAAGTCTTAATCCTCTACCTACCATTTGAGTATATAAACTGCTGTTGCTTGTTGGTCTCGCAATCATTACCGTTTCAACAAGAGGCATATCTGTTCCTTCGGTAAATAACATACAATTTACTAATACAGGTATTTCTCTATTTGTAAACTTTCTTATTATTTCTTCTCTGTTTTTCGTTTCTGCCGTTACTGCAACTGCACCTTTTATTTTCTTTGCAATTGCTTCAGCATGATTTACACTACAAGCAAATATAAGTGTTTGTCCTTTTGCATATTTTTTATACGCATCAAAAATCGCTTGGTTAAGTACTTCTTGATTCATAACTTCATCAAGTTCTCCTGGTGCAAAATCTCCCATTCTTCTTGCTACTTTTGAGATGTCATAACCTATATTTACCCTCATACAATAAATATCTGTTAAATAATGATTTTTTATTGCCCACCTAATATCTCTTTCAAATATAATATCTTGATATACATCATCAAGTCTTACATTATCTCCTCTATTAGGTGTTGCTGTAAAACCTAAATGTAATCTTGGTTTAAAATATTCATATACTTTCTTATAACTCTTTGCTGCAGCATGATGAGCTTCATCTGTTATTATCATATCGAACTCATCAGGCTTGAATTTATCTAATCTATGTATTATACTTTGTACTGATGCTATTACAACTGGTTCTCCATGGGATTTGTGATTCGCCATTTCAATTCCCACAGGGCAGTCATAGTATTTTATTGGTTGTGTAACTAGTTCTTCTCTATGTGCTAGGACTAGTACACGACCTTTTCTTTTTATGTTTGTAAATGTTGCTGTTTTCCCACAACCTGTTGCCATTTGTATTAAATATGATCCTGGCTCTAATTTATCAATTAATTCTATACATTCCTTTTGGTAATCTCTTAATTCTAATTTCAATTAAGACCACCACCCAAATTTTCTTTTTCTATTACATAAGAATTTTTTAGTTTATATAGGTCTGAATAATTAGTTTTTGCAGCAGTTTCTCCTGTATGATAATTTACAAAAGCTCCATCTTCGCACAATTTTTTTATTTTTCCTATTTCTACAGTATAAATTTCATTATCAGGATCTTTCCCTACAAAAACCACTAATTCTCCTACTTTAAATCCATTCAAATATCTCACTCCTTTGTTTTTTATATTTTTCTATTCTAATTTTTGAAAGTCTAATTGTTTCTTCGCATTCTTCTTTTTCAAACATACCAATATGTGTATATTCTCTTGAAATATGTAATTGTTCAGCTAGCCACCCATAGGCTTTATACCTTGTTGTTATTCTTAAAGGTTTTCTCCATATCTGATCAAACCAGTAATGTGCTTGTTTTCTCCATTCTCTTAACTCTGCATTTGCTAAAGTTCCAAGTGGTGTATCTGTTCCTGGATGTACCCCTACAAAAGCTTTACAATTTCTGCACAAATAGCATTTTCCATCTCCATATTCTCTTCCATATATTTCAGCATTTGAAGTAAAAACAACTGGACTTCCACAGTACCTACATATTGTTGGCTTTTCCATATTTACTTTTCCTCCTCATCTTTTGCTACTTGTAAAATGCACATTAAGGTAATTCCTATAAAAGTTCCAATTAGCAACCCACTTAAAAATTCAACCATTTATTATCACTCCTTTGGCATTCTATAAACTTTATTTTTTTCTTCTGTTCTGATATAAAATCCTATTATATCTTGTAACACTTTTTTTGCTCTTTCTTCTGTTTTGTATTCTCCTAAAAAAGCACAAATCATATTGTCACTAGATTTTTCCGCTTTGATGCAAAAACAATTAGGTTCTGTTGCAAATTCTTCATTTGACCAATTATCTACATATAATCTAAATATTTCATCAAAATTAAATATTTCCATCTTATCTTGACTTTCTATAATCATACAAATTCCCCCTTAAACACTTTACTTATAATTTCCATACAAGTATTTATAGTTTCACACAATCTTTCTTCTGTAATTGGTGAGTTATATTCATCTTTGCCATTTAACATCTTGTGTAATTTAATTCTTGCATTTTCTGTTTCTTTTATATGATCTATATGTTCTTGAAACATTGATGTTTGAAATTCATATTCTTTACATCTTTTCTCATACTCTGCTAATATTAACTGCTTTGTTTTTGTAGCATTTTCAGTGCTTATCTGCTTATTATGAAACATTATCAGCAACTCTTTTAATGCTAGAAAACAATGTATTTCTAATAAGTTATAATCTGCAGGAGGTGTTTCAAGTTTTATAGAATCATTTATAATTTGTTCTTTACTTTTAATCATGGTCTAACCTCCGTCTTACTTTTTTTGCATACCTCAAATATGCTATTTATATAATGGTCTAACATGTCTAACCTTTTTCCGAGGATATATTTATATTTTTTATAAATGTTTTATTTTTAAAAAATATTTTAAAATTTCCCATACGAATATTATTATTTTGTTAGATGTTAGACTTTTTGTTTTTTATTTAATAAAAGTCGCTTGGCTCTACGTATTGATAGGGTCTAACCTTGGTCTAACCTTTTTAGATTAGGTAAGACCCTAGAATGGCAAATCTTCAAAATTTGATTGTTCATAACTATCTTCATAAGCAATGTCTGATTTTTCAGGCTCTAGTCTAAATTTTATATAATTAGCTCTAACTCCAAATGCTTTAGTTGCATGTGTAAATCTTCCTTGTGAATTTTTTTCTATTTGATTTCTATCTGCAAAAGTTCTAATTACTGCTGAATAGTCAAATCCTGCTTTGTTTAATGCCTCTGAATAAACACTTTTGTTTACTAAACATATATCTTCACTTTCTATATATTTGCCCCAAATTTCTCCATTATCGTTCTCCTTAAATCTATTTATATTTTGAGAAATCCAGTTCATTGTCCATTCATAAGCTCTTGCACTTACATCAACTTCTTTTGCACTTGTAAGCCATTTACTTACATCTTCTATTGTTAATTTTTCATCTTTAAATATTAAATCTGTTGATATTTCATCTGCTAATAATATTGTAGCCATTGCCATTGCTTGCTTATCAGTAGTATCTGTTTTGTCTAATATCTCTCTAAAAATATCTCTATATCGTTGTTGCAATTCTTCTTGTTTAGGAATATTACTTATAAATTCTTTTCCTGCATATCCATAATTTTTTCTTACAAAATTACTTACATAATTACCATCTTGAATAACTTTTTCAGTAGCTTCTACTTCTATTACTCTATTTTTAACACCTCCGCCTGAAGTTGCTTTTGTTATTGGTTCTTCACCTGTAAATAGAAAGCAACAGTTCCATTCCTTCAGTATTTCAATTCCAACGTAAGCTTTTCCTCTGCCTCTATCAACACCTTCAGTTAAATACATTACTAGATTGTCAAATGAGTCCCATCTGCTCTTTATTGTTTGTAACTCATCTCCTGCAAAAGGAATATCATGTACAAATGCTGCATATCTTGCAAGAGCAACTTGTGTTGCATTTAGTGTTCTTACTAATTTTCCTACTTCAGGATTTCCCCATACAGACATTGCAAGCATTAAGCCTACTGTTTTTCCTGCACCAGTTCCACCCCATATATGTACAACAAAAGGCAATACTCCCAATATACTATTGAGTGTGCTAGCAAATGAAGATGCTATTAGTAAATGTGCAATTTTGCTTTCTTTTCTTACATTTCTACACAATTCTTTCCATTCTTCATAATCTCCATTTTCTTTAAAGCTTGCATATACATCCTTGAAAGCTACATCGCCATCATATTTTAGATCTGATACATAAGGTGCAAATTCTTCATTTATCCAACCTAACCTGTCTGTACTTCTGCAAACTGGAATTTCTTTTGCATTTAAAGAAACTACATCTGCTATATATGACACCAGGTCTTTTGCATTCTCTGAATTTACTTCTATTCCTCGATCAGACAATTGGATGATATTTGATTTATTTGCTACCATACTTCTTTCTATTGTTATGTATTGCCATTTGTTATCTTTGAAAAAAGCTAATTTTATTTTTTCTGTCTCTGAATCAACATTTATAAGTCTTTCTACTGGTAATATTGGATGAGTACAAGCTACTATTGTTTGAGGTATCATTCCTGCTCCTAATGTATTTTTTACTACTCCTGTATCTTGACACTCCCATTTTCCACATTTTAAATTTTCTATTGGCGGTTGTGTAAATTGAATAGTATTACTTCCCTGTTGTTTATATCTTTGAGCAAACTCTGTTTGATATGCTTTAAGTAATTTATCAAAGCTTCGTATATTTCCTAATTCTCTTGCTTTTTCTTGTAACTTAACTATCAATGTTGTTCTTGCTATTTGGTTATCTATTGAAAATATATGTTCAAATATTTCTTTGTCTAATATTGTCTCTTTTGTTAATTCCTCAATTTCTCCAAAAGGTGTAAATCCTTCATCTATTAGTTGTTCTGAAAGTTCTAACTCTTGATTCAATTTTTCTCACCACCTTTTTTTCGTATTTCCAAAACCATATTTTATCTTCATTTTTTCCATATATAAAAATTTCATCTATTACATATTCTATATAGTCTAATTGATGACAAGCTTCTACATACAAATCGTTTTCAGGATCTTGTAACCTTTTCCAATCCTGCAGTAAATGAAGATAATCACATAATAATTGAAATGTTTTGTTTTCCCATTGTTTAAACATTTCTTCGGTTTTTCTTCTATCCTTATATTTATTTATTTCTAAATGTGTACTTTTTTGATTTGGATCAAGTCCCAAACCTAAAGTTCTGTTTATACTTTTTGCTGCCTCTAAAGCATTTATATTTAATAATTCTGATACAAGAGAAATTGCATCTCCACCTTTTCCACATCCAAAGCATTTCCATATTTGTTTAGATGGAGATATTGAAAGGCTTGCTGTTTTTTCTTTATGGAAGGGGCATACACACTTATATGCCCTATTTAATTTCAAACCGTAATATTCTGCTACTTTTACTATGTCTACTCTTTCCTTAACTTCTCTTATCAAGCTCATGTTTACCTCCTAGAATGGTAAATCATCATCAGATGAAACTATTGTAAAATCATCAAAAGCTTCACCTTTTTCTGCTAATTTTTTTGGAGCTGGAATTTTTGCATCTTCAGCTTTATCGTATGATATTGCAAAGAAAGGTTTTACACTTGTATGTACTTGTCCATCTTGACCTTCAAATTCTTCTTCTCTAAATACAAGTCCTACTTTTTTATTTACTAATTCTTGTTCATTAAAGTTGAATTTGAATCCAGTATTAGAAGCTTCTACAGAAGTTATTAATCCCTTAAATTTAGGATTAGTAGTTCCTGGATTATATCCTTCTGTGAATACAGTCCAAATACCACTCCATTTAGGTTCAGGTCTTGCATCATTTGCAAATTTCTTTTGATAAAAATCTTTATACTCTCCTTCAGTAATATCAAATCCTATTTTTAAATATTGTTTTCCTGCTTGTGTTTTTTCACAAACTACTTTCTTTATTAAGCATTTATATCCTCCTGCAGGTAATGTTTCAAATTCTCCAAAGCTTTGTGCTTCATCATATCCTTGTGGTTTTTCCATATTATTTATCCTCCACTTCTTTTATAAATTTATTGTATTTTACTGCTATTTCATGTTCTATTTGACAACCTCTTGCCTTTTCCCAGCCTGGCATAAAAACTACTGCATCCACTTTGCTTATTGCTTCGATTGATTTTGCTAAATAATATAATCTTGCATCTCCTTCAGGTGTTTCTTCAGCAAAAATAGTATCAACAACTTCATGTCCTTTTTCTTCTAATTTTTTTACTAATTCTGCCCTTTCAGATCTAATTTGTTCTTCCGTTTTACCTTTCATAGGTTGACTTATCATTATTTTTAATTTTTTCATCTCAATCATTTTTTTATGCTCCTTTTCTTCTTTTAATTTTAAAAAATACAATGTTTTTATTTTTATCAATTCATCATATTTATCTTGGTCTACTGTTATTGTTGGTGTAGCGAATACACGATCTAATGCCATTAATCATTACCTCCTAAAACTTTATTTTTTAATTTATCAAATATTTCTCCCATTTCTTCAGGTGATATACTTTTTACTGTTATATTCATATTTTCTTTCTTTTCTTGCTCTTGTGTTTCTTCCTTTTCTTCTTTTTCTTCTTCAATTAGTTCTTCTGCTATTTCTGATATTTTTAATCCTGATAAGAAAGCTAATCCTATAATTTCTAATGTACTAAATTTCATTACTTTTCACCTCTCTTTCTTTTTTGAAACCATGCCCAAAATCCTTTGAACTCTGGTCTATATTTTTTTGCTACTCCATGGTTATGCTCTTTCCATTGTTGCTTTAATTGGTTTCTTTCAACTTTTCTTTGAAAACTCATTTTATTGTTCCTCCTTAAAACATACTTGTTTGTTCATTTATTTTTTCAACATAGGTTTCGTTTGTTTCTTCATCCACTTTTACTTGATAATCAAATCCTAAATTTCCTTTATTAGTATTTTTTACTTCTTTGATCTTTTCGCTTATTGAATATTCAATTCTTGGTTCTACCCATTCCTTAACTTTTTCATCATCAACTTCTTCAAATTGTTTAATACTATCAAGATTTATTTTTAATACTATCTCTGCTTCTTTATTTTGAGTTGCAACAATTCCTGTTAATTTGTTAATTATAATTTCTAATTGTTCTCTCATTGGCTTCAATAATTCACTATCTAAATTAAGCTTTTGCATCTTCTTTTACACCTTCCTTTTCCTTTTTATTAAGTTCATAGTATTCTCTTATTGTTGTGTCTACCATTTTTAAGTCATTATCTATTTCTTTATCTTCAAACATTCCTAATGGAGTTTTTGCAACATCTTGTCCATTACTTTGTGTTGTAAAATAATGCTTGTTATTATCATTCATACATCTTAAAACAATTGTAAACATTCCTTCTATGCAGACCTTATCGTCAAGTAATTTTCCAATTGTTTTTGGTCTAATATCTCCAAAGTCGTTTTTTTCCTCATGCATATTGAAATATACTATTTTATCTTCTGGAAGTTTGTTTTTTACAAACTCAATTAAAGACCAATATTTATCTCCTAAATCATTATAAAGATTAAAGACTGCGTTGCCTCCCCCAACTTTACTATGATTGTTCATAAATTGATTTGTAATCAAATATCCTGAATCATCTATAACTATTGATTTCTTTTTAGTTGAATAAATTTTCTTCATAATAGTTAAATAATCATCAGTATTTATGGTGCTTTCAAATTTTTTTCTAAAAGGTAGTGGTTTACTTATTACATTTATAAGTGCAAGTTCTTTTTCTCCAAAATTCCTTAAACTTGTACTTTTTCCACTTCCTGATTTTCCTATTATCAAAACTGGTATTCCCATTGATATTCCTCCTATTTACAATATAAAATTTTTATATTCTGGTTATTGTCTATAAGTTCCATTGACAAACTATAACCATTTCGTAGTAATATATTTATTAAATCTTCACAGTAACTGTCATATCTTAAAATAATTGTTCCTTCCATTATTTTATCCTCAAACTTTCCCCTCTTGGCTCTAGGTGAGCAAAAGCTAATTTTTTTCCTTCATCTAATGCTTGTCTAATTTTATCTGTGTCATTTTCTATAATTGTTTTTGTGTACTCTTCAGGTACTTCTCCATCAATAGTAAGTGCTTGTTTTCCACCATTTTTTACAATATTAAAGTTAAATAAATCTGTAGCAAATTTTGTTTTTCCTGTTGCTTTCATTGAATTAAACAAATTACTTTTTAAAACCTTTACTCTATTTTCAAATACCTTTGCACTTTCTGTTAATCTTTTAGCTTCTTCTTTTCTAGCATTTTGTTTAGCCTCCAATTCTTTTATAATTTTTGCATAGTTGTCTGCTTTATCTTCGATTTTTCCTTCTATTGCCTCTAATGTATCTAATATCATTTGCTCATCGGCATCTTCGTCATATAACATATTTAATACAGTTTCATAATTGTTTGTTAATTGATATAAATTACTCATCTTCATTTTCCTCCTTTTCAAACATATTATCTTCCATTGTATGTAAAATGACTATTCCACTTAACATCATTGAAAATTGAAATTTTGCATCATCTGTATGATGATTGCCTGCTGGTTTATCCATAGTTTGCATCATTGCTTTTTTATAAATTTCTTTTATCTCCTCGTATGTATAAGTTTTTCCTTTTTCTATTTTTAAATTTTCCATTTTTATTGTCCTTTCTAACTTTTTATGTTAAAATAACATAAGAAGTATTTATATAAATATTTTTGTGAATCATCTATTTTTCGATTTGGTTGTCGGTAGATGATTCATTTTTTAGTTTATCTTCACAGATAAATAAAATTTGTTGTAATATTTCTCTTAATTCAGCTTCATTATGAAATTCATCTATATCTGAAATAAGATCTTTAATTTCTTGATATCCATTCATATTATTTTCCTCCTTTCAATTGTCTTAATTTATATTTCATAGTTGCTAAAGTAATAATGTGCCATATATAACAATCATGTAATTTATCTTTTTTCATGTTTTCCATGTTTTTTATTCTCACTTTCTTCTAAAATCGATTCTAAAATTAATATTATAATTAGTCCTAAAATTGGTACTAAATATTCGCCACCATAACCTTTATAGCCTCTTATTATGTTTGCATATTGTATTGATTTTATTGTCAATATAACTGTTGCTATTATTACTAATAATTCAATTATTCGTATTATAAATTTTTTCTTATTAACTATTTTCATTTGCATTCACTCCTTCTTTATAAATAAAACAACTTATATTTAATAAGTTTATTTTTTTAATTGCTTCATCTAATTCTTTTTCATTATGGATTCCATATTTTTTCAATTCCTTCCATATTGTTTTTTCCAAAAGCATCACTCCTTTTTTTGTGTGTCGTCTCGCATTTTTTATTCCTTTTCATTTTTTCTCCTTTCTTGTATCTTTTTAAGACACTTTTGAATTAAAAAAAATTTGGTCTACTTCTTCACTTGTTAATGAATATTTTTCTTTTATCTTTAGAATTTCGTTTTGCGTAAATTCAGAGCCATTTGTTTCATTCATTTTTGAAGATAATGTAGTTCTTGAGATTTGTAAATATGTAGCTAAATCGCCTCCGTTGTCGCCATATAATGCCATCTTTGACTTTAGTTTGTTAATATCCATTTTTTGCTCCTCCTTTCTTGTATCTTTTTAAGACACTCACATAATATAATATTTGTTTTTCATTGTCAATAGTTTTTTAAAAAATTTTTAAATTTCTAAGACACTTTTTCAAAAATACTTGTAAAACTTGTAAATATATGATAATATAAAGACACTTTGGAGGTGTATAATATGAATATGGGAGAACGAATAAAACAATTAAGAATTGCAAATGGTCTTACCCAAGAAGAATTAGGTAAGTATATTGGTGTACAAAAAGCTGCAATTAGAAAGTATGAAAAAGGTGAAGTAAAAAACATGAAAAGATCTTCTATTCAAATTTTATCTAATCTATTTAAAGTTTCGCCTTCTTATTTAATGTGTATAGAAGATGAAAGTTCTTCTGCTTTAAATAATATTGAATATACTAATATTCCATTAATCTCTGAATACAATGAAAATTTAGAAACATCAATGCAAAAATCATTTGTAAAAGAAATTACTTTAACGGATTCTTTACCACAAAAAACCTTTGCTTTACAAATAAATGACAATTCTATGTTACCTCTATTGGGAATTGGCGATGTTGCCATTATAACTGAAGATTTTGTTTTTGAATCAGGGCAAACTTGTCTGATTTCAACTAATAATATTACAATGATAAGAAAAGTTATAAAAACGGATGACGAATATGAATTACAAGCAATGAATCCTTATTACCCAATTGAAAAAACAAAAGAATTAAAAATATTTGGAAAAGTTATAAAAGCTGAAAATAATAGTGCTTTTAAATAAAGAAAGGAGATCATAATGTTAAGCTGTAAATATTGTGGAAGTCATAATGTAACTGTACAAGCTGTTGAAAAGATAAAAAAGCGTGGAATTATAATGTCATTACTTTGGATATTATTAGCAGTATGTACTTGTGGAATTGCTTTATTGATTCCGATCCTTACTAAAAAAGGAAGCAAAACAAAATCTGTAATAGTTTGTCAGGATTGTGGCAAAATATCAAAAACATAAAAAAAGAGGACAATGTGTTTCATTTGCGAGACGACACACATTATCCCAGAGTGTAAACACTTCGAGAAGTGAATATTTTTGTATTATATACAAAAAGCCTTCATTTTTCAAGTGTTATTAAGAAAAATATTTGAAAAAATGGAGGTTTTTAATTTGGAAAAAAATTTAAAATGTGCTCTATATATTAGAGTTTCTACTTTTCATCAAATTGATAAAGACTCTCTTCCTTTACAAAGAGAAGATTTAATCAATTATGCAAAGTATATATTAGGAATAGATGACTATGTTATTTTTGAAGATGCTGGTTATTCAGGTAAAGATACTGATCGACCAAGTTATCAAAATATGATGACAAGAATAAGAATGGGCGAGTTTTCTCATTTGCTTGTTTGGAAAATAGATCGTATTAGTAGAAATTTGCGAGATTTCTCTGATATGTATGATGAACTAAAAAAATACAATGTTACTTTTATATCCAAAAATGAACAATTTGATACATCTACAGCAATGGGCGAAGCAATGTTAAAAATAATATTAGTTTTTGCAGAACTAGAAAGAAAATTAACTGCTGAAAGAGTTTTTGCTGTAATGATGTCTCGTGCTGAAAAAGGTTTATGGAATGGTGCTACTGTTCCTTTAGGTTTTATATGGGATGAGGAAATTAAATTTCCCAAAATCTATGAACCTGAAGCTAAAATCGTCCAATATATATTCGATCTTTATGAAAAAAAACGATCTACTACAAAAGTAGCAGAACAATTAAATCAAGAAAATGTAAAAACAAAAAGAGATGGCACTTGGACTCCTAGGACTGTTGGTGCAATTCTTACAAATCCATTTTATATTGGTACTTATAGATATAACACAAAAACACAAAAAACAAGAAGATGGAAAGATAAAAGTGAATGGATTGTTATAGAAGATCATCACCCAGCAATAATATCAAAAGAGCAATTTGAAAGAGTATCAAAAATATTAAAAGACAATTATAGAGGTGACTATAATAGGCAAAGAGCATCAAAAAATGTTCATATATTATCTTCTATTATAAAATGCTTTAAATGTGGTTCTAATATGAATGCAGGAAATGATAGAGCCAGAAAAAACGGATTCACTCCATCAAGATACACCTGTTATCAAATTCATAAAACTTATACCTGCAACAATTATGCAAGTGATTTAACAGTATTACCATTTATTATAAATTACATTGGTAACTATATGACTTTACAAGATAGAATTACAAAAAATCATTCATATAGAGATATGGAAAGTATTTTATTAAGAGGAAAATATTTTACTGATATTGAGCATATCAATAAAGATGATATTAAATGTACATATAAACTACTAGTTAATAATCTTCCTGTAATTAATTATAAATTACAAGAAAATCAAGAAGATAAAAAAACTACCTTTAAAGATAGATATGACATATATAAAAATGAAAAAGAAAAACAAGAAAATGCACTTAAAAGGTTAGATGATTTATTTCTATATGCGGAAGATAGTATGCCCAAAAAAGATTTTATTTTAAAGAGACAAGAAATAACAAATAAAATTGAAGAAATTAATTCTAAAATCCAAGAATTAAGAGCTGAAGAAAATAATTTTGTAGATAATAAAGAGTTCTCTTTAAATGCTAAAGCAAGTTTTTATTTAATAACTCAATTAATAGGTAATTCCAAAAATATAGATGTAAGATATTTATTGGAAAATGTTGATAAATCTATTATAAAAGACTTTTTATCAACAATACTAAATGAAGTATCTGTTGATCATCAAAAAGTCCAATATATTACTTTTAAAAACGGACTCACTCATCATTTTGAGTATAAAGAAAATCAATAA